CAAGAACTTAATTGATAGTCAAGAATATCAATCCGTTTTTAAAACAAGACTAAAAGAAGATTCGCAAGCCGCGGGCAAATGGGAGACTGAACAAGGTGGTGAATATTATGCAGCGGGTGTTGGATCGGCCATAACGGGCCGTGGAGCGGATTTACTTATTATTGATGACCCTCACTCTGAGCAAGACGCTTTAAATATGCAAGCTATGGAAAGAGCTTATGAATGGTATACATCTGGTCCACGTCAAAGATTACAACCTGGCGGAGCTATTGTAGTTGTAATGACTAGATGGAACATGAAAGATTTAACAGGTATGTTATTAAAATCTCAAAAAGGTTTAAAAGCAGATCAATGGGAGATCATTGAGTTTCCAGCTATCATGCCTTCGGGTAAACCTGTTTGGCCAGAGTATTGGAAGTTAAAAGAATTAGAATCTGTTAAGGCATCTCTATCAGTTGGTAAGTGGAACGCGCAGTGGATGCAAAATCCAACTTCGGAAGAAGGCTCATTAATCAAAAGGGAATGGTGGCGAAAATGGGACCGGGATTATATTCCAAAATTACAACATGTCATACAATCTTATGATACAGCATTTTTAAAAAAAGAATCTGCCGATTACTCTGCTATTACAACTTGGGGTGTTTTTAATGAATCCCCTGACAGCGCTCCAAATTTAATTTTACTTGATGCAGTAAAAGAAAGACTAGAATTTCCAGAACTAAGGAAGAAGGCTAAAGAACAGTATGACTATTGGAAACCAGAAACGGTGATCGTGGAGGCCAAGGCATCTGGACTTCCCCTCACTTATGAGTTGCGAAAGATGGGTATACCTGTTATAAATTTCACTCCTAGTAAAGGTAATGATAAACACGCTAGGGTTAACGCCGTATCACCTATTTTCGAATCGGGGATGGTCTGGGCGCCCGATGAAAAATTCGCTGAAGAAGTAATTGAAGAATGTGCTGCATTTCCATATGGAGATAATGACGATTTAGTTGATAGCACAACACAAGCGATAATGAGATTTAGACAGGGTGGTTTTATAGGACATCCTGAAGATGAAAAAGAGGAAAAAACACCTCCAACTGAACGAGAGTATTACTAATGGCTGATAACAGTTACGCACAATTAATAGATGATTTTGAAAAAGGACTTCTAGTTATAAAAGGAGAAAGTCTAACAGACTATATTAAAAGAATGGGTGGAGTAGATTATGACGCTAAAGCTAATGGTGGATTAATGTATTTAAAAAAAGGAGGCAAGGTAGTTGATATCATGCCTAAGAGTATGTCTTGGAAAGGTAAAGCAAAAGATTATCCAGGCATCCATGAAGTTATTAAACAAAATAGAAAAAAGAAAACAGGACCAGGTGTTCAGAAAAAAGCTAACGGCGGTATTATGGGTTATGCTATTGGTGGAAATATTATTAATCAAGATATAAATAAATATCAAAACACAGATAACCAAATGGCTAAAGTATTTAATCAACAGGATTTGATTGACGCAGGAGCAGCCAAAGACGGAATATTGGGATTTAGTTTAAATGATAAAGGAGATGCTTTAGAAAAATTTAGAAATAATGCTACTAAAATGAGAGAAGGTCCACGTTATACAGGAGGAGGGGTTCAATCTCAATTTAATCAATTATTAAAAAATGAACAAAAAAATGAAACGATCAACAAAGAATTTATACAAGAACAAATTAATAAAGGTTTTTTACAAAACCCTAGCGATTTTAAAAAACAAGGAAATTTAAATGACCTTGACGCAAGATTAACTAATGAAGAATATTTAAGCCGTAATAATAATCTTACTGCTAACGCCAATAACATTGCAACAGATTTTACATATGATACAAAAACATCAAACTTTAATGACTCTTATAATTACAATGATGTTGATGCAATGACAGCAGATGAACAAGCACAATTACCTTTTGATCGTATAGCACCACAACGAAATATTTTTGAGAAAGCAACAGACTTTATACCTTTTGTTGGAAATAAATCATTATCAGGTATGGCATTAAGAGGAGCTGGAAATATGATTAAAGGAATTGGAAATTTCTTTCAAGGAGATCCTAGACAACAAGCGCGGAACGCGGATAACAAACAATTTGGTGTCGGTGATATTTATGGTTATGGTATGGGTTCAGCAAGTGGCGCTAACAAAGATGCTTTTGGATATAATACCGTAAGTCGTTTTGGAGACTATGAACAACATATGATAGACACAGTAGAAAAATTAGAAAATCTATTAACAAAAACTGGTAGAAAAAGTTTTAAACCAGGAACTCCTAATTTTAATAAATTAAAAGACTACTCTAAAAATATTGCAGGCATAAACGAAAAAGCTAGAATAGCCGACCTAGAAGAAAAAGAAAGATTTGATCAAAGACTTGCAGAACAACTAAGAAAAGCCAATACAGGATATACTAATCGTGGAACAAGAATTGATTATGGTGATTATTATAATGCAGATGGAAGTACTAATACAAGTAGTGCTAGTAACCCCTCTAACAGCGTTGGCCCTACAAGTAATTTTGGTATGGCTGCACGTGCAGCGAAGGGTGGTTTAATTGGTTATCAAGACGGCGGCCTTGTTACAATGTTCAAACAAAAAAGATAATGGATATTAAATATAACGAAATTATAGGAGCATTTGTAAATACCGCAAATGATGAAAAAGTTACTCAAGCAGAGTTATTACAATGGTCAGCAGAAAACCCCATGCCTATTGAAGAAACAAAAACTTCAGACCCAAGACTAATGAATGAAGTTATTGAAAGTTTGACAGTAAAAGAAACACCTGATAGTACGGAAGTAGAAGAAGGTGTTGAATCCATAACAGAGAAAGTATAAAATAAATAATGGCTGAAATAGATAAATCATTACCCAATACAAAAACAGAAATTGAAATTCCAAACGAGGAAGTAATTGTTGAAGAACAACAAGATATTATAGAAAGACAAAAAGATGGAGAACCAGAAATTTCTATAGAAGAAGATGGTTCTGCTACAGTAGAATTTGATCCATCATCTGTTAACCCAGAAGGAGGACAAGATCATTTTGAAAACTTATCTGAATTTTTAGAAGATAAAACTTTAGATCCTTTGGCTTCTGAACTTTTAAGTAAATATAAAGATTATAAACAATCAAGACAAGAGTGGGTTGAAAGTTATAGAGAAGGATTAAATCTTTTAGGATTTAAATATGTTACAAGAACAGAACCTTTTAGAGGAGCAAGTTCAGTTACTCACCCAGTATTAGCAGAAGCAGTTACACAATTTCAAGCTCAAGCCTACAAAGAATTATTACCAGCAGATGGTCCAGTTAGAACTCAAATTATGGGTGAGGCCAGTGTGGCTAGAGAAGAACAATCAAAAAGAGTAAAAGATTTTATGAATTATCAGATCATGGATCAAATGAAAGAATACGAACCTGAATTTGACCAGATGCTGTTCTATTTACCCCTCAGCGGTTCTACATTTAAGAAAGTTTATTATGACGATCTTTTAGGTAGGGCCGTGTCCAAATTTATACCGGCTGAAGATTTAGTCGTACCATACTCTGCTACCTCATTAGAAGATGCGGAAGCTGTAATTCATATTATTCGTATGTCACAAAATGATTTACGTAAGCAACAAATTAATGGATTTTATAGAGACATTGATTTGGGAGATCCTCCTATGCAAAGTGATCAATTAAAAGAAAAAGAATTAGAACTAGAAGGTATACAACAAACAGGTACTGAGTACATGTACACTATTTTAGAAATGCATGTAGATGTAGATCTTGAAGGACATGAAGATGTTGATCCTGAAGATGGTGAGCCAACTGGAATTAAACTTCCATATATTATTACACTTGATGAAGCTAATGGTAAAATTTTATCTATTAGAAGAAATTTTGATCCAGAAGATAAATTAAAAAGAAAAAAACAATATTTTGTTCACTTTAAATTTTTACCAGGTTTAGGTTTTTATGGTTTAGGTTTAATTCACATGATTGGTGGATTATCAAGAACAGCAACTGTTGCTTTAAGACAATTACTAGATGCTGGAACTTTAGCTAACTTACCTGCTGGTTTTAAAACTAGAGGCGTTAGAATGAGAGATGATGCACAACCATTACAGCCTGGAGAATTTAGAGATGTAGATGTTCCCGGTGGAAATATTAAAGATCAATTTATGCAATTACCATTTAAAGGACCTGACCAAACTTTATTATCTTTAATGGGTATAGTTGTTCAAGGTGCACAAAGATTTGCGAGTATTGCAGACATGCAAGTAGGAGATATGAATCAAGGCGCGGCCGTAGGAACAACTGTGGCGTTATTAGAACGTGGATCTAGAGTTATGTCAGCCATACACAAAAGATTATACGTAGGACTTAAAAGTGAATTTAGATTATTAGCAAATGTTTTTAAATCTTATCTACCAGCTGAGTATCCTTATGATGTCCCAGGTGCAAGTAGAAATGTCAAAGTACAAGACTTTGATGATAAGGTAGATATTTTACCAGTAGCTGATCCTAATATTTTTTCTCAAACTCAAAGAATATCTATGGCTCAAACGCAATTACAATTAGCTCAATCTAATCCAAAACTTCATAATTTATATCAAGCCTATAGATCTATGTATGATGCTATTGGTGTTAAAAATGTAAATGCTATTTTACCACCACCAGCTCCACCAACACCAATGGATCCTTCTCTTGAACATATTTTAGCAATTAGCGGAAAACCTTTTCAAGCTTTTCCAGGACAAGATCATAAAGCACACATAGATGCTCATTTAAGTTTTATGTCTATTTCAATGGTACAAAATAATTCAATGGCTATGATGTCTTTACAAAAAAATATATTAGAACACATTTCTTTAATGGCTCAAGAACAAATTCAATTAGAATATGTTGAGGAAATAAAAGAACTACAAATGATTCAACAACAAATGGCCCCAATGATGCAAAATCCACAAGCAATGCAAATGATGAAACAAAATCCACAAGCAGTACAGATGCAACAAAGAGTTAAACAACTTACTTCTATGATGGAATCTAGAAAAGCTACCTTAATTGCAGAGTTAACAGCTGATTATGCTAAAGAAGAAGATAAAATCAGTAGTGAAGTAGGTGGTGATCCATTATTAAAATTAAAATCTAGAGAATTAGATTTAAGAGCCAAAGCAGATCAAGATAGAAATACAAATAATGAGTCAAGACTTGATTTAGATACTATGAGAGCCATGATGGACGACCAACAACACGATGAAAAGCTAGAACAAAACGAAGAACTAGCTGGATTACGTGCAGGAGTGTCATTAACAAAGCAAACAATGTCGGATCAAAGTAAAAAACACGATTTTGGTAGAAATTTTAAAAAAAACTAGTTATAATAAACAAAAGGAGATAAATTATGAGCAAAGATTGGCAAAGAGGATCAACTTTCATGAATAAAGATGTTAAGATCGTAAAAGAACTTGGCGTTGGTTCAGATGGTTATTCAACAGGCGGAGTTACTATCGAAGCTACTGACCCTTTTACATCCCAAACAGTTACTGTTAAGGGAACAAAAAGAATGAGAGCTGATAAGAAACCCGTTAAAGCTACTTGGTACTAACATG